ATGGCAATCGATGACGATAACTCTGATCACTCAGAAGAAATTGCTGAACTCGAGATTAAAATTTCAGCCAATAAAGAAGAACGAATGAAGTTAGAGCAGGAGCTTAACAAGTTTGCTGAAATTAAGCGCATTGAGCTCCGTGTGTCAGAACTCGAGACAAAGCAGGCTGAATTATCCGATGAAAAAATGAAACTCGATGAGGCATCATATCTTATGGATGAGTTCGTAAAAGCCAAAGTTAACATGTTGGAAGAAAGCATTAATGCAAGGTTTAAATTAGCTCGTTTCAAGATGTTCAACGTTATGTTAAATGGCAATGTCGAGGAATGTTGTGAAACCACTTATAAAGGCGTTCCATATCGCAGCATGAACAACGCAGCACGCATTAATGTAGGCTTGGATATTATCAATGCATTGACTAGCTATTTTAAAGTTAATGCTCCGGTGTTTATTGATAATGCCGAAGCTGTTACTGACTTTATCCCTGTTAATAGCCAAACAATTAAATTGATCGTTGATGAATCAGAACCTCAACTGGTCGTTAAGGAGGTATAGGTATGACTGATTTACAGATTTTCAAAAATGATACATTTGGTCAAGTTCGTATTTTAGAAAAAGATAATGAATTATGGTTTGTTGCAAAGGATGTCGCTGATACTCTCGGGTACCAAAACGGTAGTCGAGATGTAAACCGACACACTGATGAAGAAGATAGAACAAAGACAATGGTGTTTGATGGCAATCAAAATAAAGAAACGATTTTGATTAATGAAAGCGGACTTTATTCCCTGGTACTATCTAGCAAATTACCAACGGCAAAACAATTCAAACGTTGGGTCACCTCTGAAGTGATTCCTCAAATTCGTAAGACTGGTGCTTATAGCATGAATATTCCCAAGTCGTTGCCTGAAGCTCTTAGAGCTTACGCCAACGAGGTGGAGTCGCACAATGCTACCAAAGCTATCGTTGCTCAACAGGAGCAACAGATAGCAGAATTTAAACCGGTTAAGGATTACGTTGATAAAATCTTATCTAGTAAATCCTGCTTAACAATTACTCAGATTGCCGCTGACTACGGCATGAGTGCTCAAGAATTAAATAAGATTTTGCATGAAGCTGGCCTACAACGTAAGGTCGGTGATCAATGGATTCTCTACAAGCAGCATATGTCTAAAGGTTTTACTAAATCCGAAACCTTTACATTCTGCAGAAGCGATGGTCGCTTAGACTCTAAAATCACTACTAAATGGACGCAAAAGGGTCGTTTAGAAATTCATAATATTTTATCTAACTTAGATATCCACGCTGTATGCGAGGATGTGGCATAGGAGGTACGTAATGGGTGAAGTAACAAAAGCACAATCTCAAACACCATCGCTTAAAACTATGGTGTCTAGTGAGTCAGTAAAGAAACGTTTTAATGAAATCTTGGGTAAAAAATCAGCGGCCTTTGTGTCCAGTTTGATTTCTGTATCTAATAATAATGAACTTTTATCGAAAGCAGACCCTACTACAGTTATTACTGCAGGTGTGATGGCAGCTACTTTGGATCTTCCAATCAATCAAAACCTGGGGTTTGCCTATATCGTTCCTTTCTACAACAGTAAAAAGAAAATTAATGAAGCTCAATTTCAAATGGGGTACAAAGGGTATATCCAGTTGGCCATGCGCACAGGTCAATATAAGACCATTAATGCTAGTGAAATTTACGAAGGCGAAATTAAGCACCATAACAAACTTACTGGCGAGTTCGAATTAGGCGAGCGGACTGGTGATAACGTAGTTGGTTATATTGCTTATTTCAAGCTCATTAATGGCTTTGAAAAGTATTTATATATGTCTAAAGAAGATGCTGAAGCACACGCTATAAAGTATTCTCAAACATATAAAAGGGGATTTGGCCTTTGGAAAACTGACTTTGACGCCATGGCCATAAAAACAGTACTCAAACGTTTGTTAAGTAAATATGGCATTTTATCTGTTGAAATGCAAAGTATGGCTAATGCAATTTCTGTAGATGGTGCCGTCATTCGTGATAATAATGGCGAGCTCACCCCTGATTTCGAAGGTGAAACTATCGATGTTCAATCTGATGTAGCAGAAACCATCGCTAATAATGCAAATTCTGAAGCCATTGACATTGAACCTGGTCCTGCCAGTGAATTTGTTAATCCTGAAACTGGTGAAGTAGTCAAAATGTTCGGTGATTAATTGTGATTAGTATTCAAGCATTCGGTAGTAGCTCAAAAGGGAACTGCTACCGAATCAAAACTTCCACTAATGGGGATGAGTTACTCCTGGATGCAGGACTACCGTTTAAAGACATTCAGAGATATTGCCGGTTTAACTTTTTGCATTTATGCGGAACGTTACTCACACATCAACATGGAGACCATAGCAAGGCTGTCAATGATCTATTAAAGCTTGGACATCGTGTCTATATGCTATCAGATACCGCCAATGCCTTGTATGTATCTGATAAGCACACAGCAATTCTTATAACCCCAAAAGTTCAATTTACGGTAGGCAATTTCAGTATCTTACCATTTGAGTTAGAACATGACGTTCCTAATATTGGATTTCTAATTTCAGACGGTGAAGAGAAGCTGCTATATATTACCGACACCTATTATTGCCGGTATACGTTTAAAGATGTTGATCATATCATGGTTGAATGTAACCATTCCTATGAAATCCTAAATCAGCATGTAGAAGCCGGTTACCTGGATGAAAAACGAATGGAGCGGTTAATTCAATCTCATTTTTCTTTAGAAAACGTCATTAAATTCCTAAAATCTATGGACCTAACTAAGTGCCAAGACATACGGCTACTACATTTATCTGATAGCAACTCAGATGCAGAAACATTCAAACGAGCTGTTCAAGCTGCCACTGGAAAATTAGTAATCGTGGAGCAAGAAAGGAGTCCCTTATGATTATTAAATCGATTCAAATTAAAGATAACGATATCAGTATTGCTTATCAGAAGCCATCTGCCACAGGGTTAACGGATGTATTCACGTTAAAATCTAAGGATGATCCACGTCCTGAACTTCTGCAAGCATTCAGCAAACTGCAGTCTATTGTAAAAAAGAACTTTGAATTCTTGGAAGAATTTAAAATCCCATTTTTGGTAAATACATTCAAATTTAAGTATGGCGACATCGAAGGCCTTATTAACCAGGTTGGTGTCGAGGGTATCGTGTCTGATATGAACACCCCTAACGAATTTAAATTTAAAACGGACTGGTTAAATGTTGAATATGCAGACTCTACATTTGCTATCTCAGTTCAAGATTTAATCGATGAATGCATTAAGTTCATTATGGGACGTCGAGCCCAGGATAATTTATTTAACGACAATGAAGAGTGATAAAAATGGCGAAAAACCAATCATACTACTTTAGTCATGATATCAATGCGAGTAATGATCCTAAAATCGCTGCTATGATTTCAGAATTAGGAATGATTTCCTATGCATGGTGGTGGATATTGATTGAAAAATTAGCCGCAGCAGATGATTATAAATTGCCACTAAAAAAATATACATTCGTCGCTTTGGATAATGAATTAAAGATGAATGATGAACAAATTTTAACAAGTGTTCAACAAGTGTTCAACAAAAATCAACACGTGTTGGAACAAAATTCAATGTGTTCATTTTGTTCATTTTTGTTAATTTATTTGTTGATTCATGACTACGAATTATTGGACTGTGATGACGAATATTTTTGGTCACCCAGCTTAATTCGTAGATTTGAGTTTAAAAAAGTGAAAGAGGAAACTATCCGCGAAAAACGTAGGTTGGCGGGCCTTAAAAGTGCGGAATCTCGAAAAGCAAAAAAACAAAATTTAACACATGTTCAACAAAATTTAACACATGTTCAACAAAATCAACTAATAAAAGAAAAGAAAAGAAAAGAAAATAATATAGAGAGAGATACGCGCGCGCGTGAAGACGAAAATCCTATATCTATATTTGAAGATGATGAAGTAAAAAATAAACCCATTTACGAATTGTATATGAAATCAATTGGAATTGTATCACCTACTATTAAAGAGCGATTAGATGATCTAGTTGAATCATATGGCAAAGAACGAGTCATTGTTGCTATTAACACCACAGCGGATAACGGTGGCAATAGTATCAAGTATGTTGAAACTGTCACGGCAGGGAATCTAAAGCAGGAGGTGCAAAAGGATTTTGGAGCAAGCAAATGTAACAGCAATGCTAGAGGCGTGTCTCGAAAAAATTCGAGAAAGGACGAAGACGTCGACTGGGAAAAAGAATATCAAAGAGTCCACGGTAAAAAATGAGTTCTTTTATCCGGTCTACGATGAACCAGTAGTCATTCAAACTAACATTAATACCACCTATACCGCAGTCGGAATCCCTAAACGGTATTACGACATGGATTTTGACTGGTTACGCAAGCATGGTAGTTTTCCTAAAGAGAATGCTGAAGCTTACGATGTGGTTAAAAAGTATTCTAATAATCTGAAAGATAATCTTGATTCCGGTAAGGGCCTCATATTAAGGGGCCCAGCTGGTACCGGCAAGACATCGATTGCGGTGAGCATCCTAAAACAAGCTATGGCGTTAGGTAAAGGGTGTCTCATGATTTCGATGCCTAACTTGTTAGACACTATGCTTACATTGTCTAAGGGCGACAATGTAGCTTATCTAAGATTTGAGCAAAAACTTAGAAATATCCCATTGCTATTACTTGATGACTTTGGGGCGGAGTATTCAAAATCTGATTGGGTACCATCCAAAGTTGAAAGTATCATTATTGATCGCTACAACCGGATGAAACCCATCATTCTCACGACGAACTATAGTGATGCCTGGACTGAAAAGAATTATAGTCAAAGGGTGTATGACCGTCTACGCGGTGAATATGCTGTGGCTATATTCAATGGAGAGTCGCACCGATGAAAATTCTCTTACGATGCCAGTTTAGATTTCGGAAGAAAACTCATGACCGGTTCCCAACATTGAATGAGTATATCGACTGTGAACGTGGCTCGACTATAGCTGCGGCTGCCATGAAGAAGAAATGTACTGAGCAGGTTAAAGAACAATGCCTTTCACAGCAGATACAACCAGTTAATGGGAAAGTAGACCTACTATTTGAATGGCATTCTTCAACCAGGCATGATCCTGACAATGTAGCGTTTGCTAAGAAGTTTATTCTTGATGGATTACAAGCTGCTGGTGTGCTAGAAAACGATAATAGAAAGTTCATTGGTACTATGGCTGATGAGATTATTCAGGATGATGAAGACTATGTAATCTTACACATCACGAAAAATATGGGAATATTTTTATAATTTTAAGAATTAAGGAGATAAATAAATGAGTAACTTACAAGTAAAAGCGATTGAAGCCGCTCGTAAAGTGCTATTAGAAATGGGACATGAATTTGAAGAATTAGAATTCATGTATGTTGTATGGTTTTGTAAAACATTACAAAACTGGAAAGCATTAGTAAGTGGTCCTGGTATTGATGAATATGTAGAAGTAACACACAATGGTGACCGTGATGAGACATATGTTGATGTTTATTGCAAAACTAAAAATGTATGCATAAAAGATAACTAATGAAAATACTAGATACATGCTGTGGTAGCAGAATGTTTTGGTTTAACAAAGAAAATGCAGACACAATTTACATGGATAATCGAACTGAAGATACAATGCTATGTGATGGTAGAAAGCTAATAGTTAAGCCTGATATAATCGCAGATTTTCGGGACCTTCCTTTTGAAAATGAAAGCTTTTATCTAGTAGTATTTGATCCACCTCATCTAATAAGGGCAGGAGATAACTCATTTTTAAAATTAAAATATGGAAGGTTAGATACAACATGGAAAGATGACATTAAGCAAGGCCTCTCTGAATGCTGGAGGGTTTTAAAGAAGAATGGGACAATGGTATTCAAATGGAATGAGGAACAAATCTCGTTTTCTAAGATTAAAGCCTTGCTCCCTTGCGAGCCTGTAATCGGACAACGTAGGGGAAAAACAATATGGTTGATATTTTTTAAAGATTAAAATGTTAGTTATTTATCGCTGGCAAAAACAAATTCGGACTAAAACATAAAACAACTTGTAAAGGGGGAAACATATTTGAATGAATATGATATTGAGAAAATCACAAGGTTGGCCACAGAGGTAGCAACCAAAACCTACTATGAATTAGCCAAACAAGAAAATGCTCAACTAGGTCGCAAACTTCGACACAACACGATCAAGTTATTAAAGCATTATAGTCAGTTACAGTCGTATGTAGACAATGCTATTTCGGATTCAACACAGGCCGAGGATATATGGCTCAATGAACTATTGATTGATATGTTTGACGATAAAAGCATTGTGAGGGTAAATGCCATTGTTAAGAGCAAAGAAAAAACAGCATTAATGATGCGCCATGTAAATAACATGCTAGACATCTATGCCGAGAAGTGCAGTGCAAAGCAATTTAAGTATTGTGAGTGCATGCGCAGGTATTATATTAATGGGGAATCGTTAGAGCAAATAGCTGAATCCTTTCCTGAAAAGCCAGATGTACGTACCATCAAACGCTACATCGCTAGAGGAATTGAAGAACTATCCGTATTACTTTGGGGTGTTATTGGGCTGAATACAAAAATAGCTTAATAAAATTGTCCCAAAACTGTCCTAGACATGTCCTTCTTGACAATTTATAATGATAGTGTGAGTTAATAGGACAACAGATACTCTATCTCTCAACGACACAGTGAAACCTAGAACACTAAAGCAAAAGACCACTTAATCTATACGGTTAGGTGGTCTTTTTGTATGCAAATTTAAGGAGGCGAGGTGAATACGATTGACTGATGTGTATTGCGAAAAGAGAAGATGCTTAAACAATGTTAAGGGTTGGTGCAAAGCTAATGGCATTCATATTGATCATATGTGTAAATCGTATGCACCTTCACATTCTTTAATTAAAACTAAAACAGCAAAGGTTCATAAAGAGCGTGGTAAGTACAAACAAAATAAAGTTGTAGTGAAGTAATGAACCTGGGGCGTCCGTTGAAGGGCGTTTTTTTTGTTGCCCAAATTTACATTATCAATATCGATTTTAATTGAGAAAGTGAAAATTTGGAAAAGGTACTTCCTAGAGCAAAAACCGCCGCTGGTCGCCCCCGCGCGAAGATTGTCTCTGTGTGGGAGAAATTTTGCTGTTGAAAGTTGAATGTCAAGAGACAGAAAGGAGGCCGTCAATGGCCGACGCAAAACCGAGAGTCAAATTCAATACCGCAGGCGATTTGCTCGTATCGACCGCACAACTTTGCGACCTTCTTCGAGTATCACCTGAAATTATTTCCAGGCATCATAAATCTGGGATGCCGAAAGCTGCCACAGGGTGGTGGAATCTCAGGGAGGTGCTTGCGTATCTTGGACATGCAAAAGGCGATAAAGCAAAAGACCAATCTGCAGCCACTCGAAAGTTAGTTGCCGAAGCTGACTTAAAGGAGTCTAAAGCAGCACGCGAGAAAAAGCTTCTTGAAATATTAGAGGGCGAATACATATCTCGTGCAGATGTCGCTAAGGAATGGTCTGGGCGAGTACTCGAATTGAAATCGTCTTTTATTAAATTGGCGAAACGAATTGCGAGTGAATTCACGGATCCGGAGGAACGGGCGAATGTAGAAAAGGCGGTGAATGACGTTGTCGAAGAATACCTCGAAAGCTACGCGCGTAAAGGCGAGTACACGCCGGAAATCAAAGTCAGTCGAAAAACAAAGACCTAAGGTTGAATGGTTTCCAGAAGAGCTTGAAGCGTTTAAACCCCCAGAACGATATACGGTTTCGGAATGGGCTGATAATTTCAGAGTGCTAACGAGTGTATCTGCAGAACCCGGTAGATGGCGGACAAATCGAACACCGTATCTCAAAGAACCAATGGATAGATTCACTGATCCACTTATTGAAAAGATAGTTCTTTGTTTTGGGGCACAGCTGGGTAAGACAGAAACAGAACTTAACATGATAGGGTATGCGCTAGACCAAACAGCATCCCCTACCATGATGGTATATCCAACAGATACCATTGCCAAATTCGCTAGCGATAAGCGTGTGCAACCTATGATTAAATCGGTCAAATCGATTAGCGACAAGTTCGATGAGAATAGTAAATTGCTGGAGTTAGATTTCAACAACGGCAATTATATGGTGCTCGTCGGGGCCAACTCTCCGAGTAGCCTTTCGAGTCGATCGATTAAATATCTATTCTTTGACGAAATTGACAAATATCCCGCCTTTGCAGGTAAGGAGGCAGACCCAATCAAACTGGCGACAGAACGTACTAAAACGTTTGTCGATAAAAAAATCGTAATGGTGTCTACCCCTACGGTTGAGTCGGGTAATATTTGGCAGGCGTTCATGAGTGCAAATGAGCGCCGGCAGTACTACGTGCCGTGCCCACATTGTGGGGTGTCGCAGGTCCTCAAGTTTAAGCAGATAAAATGGCCGGACGAACACAACGATAATGTGGACATGATACGTGATACAGCGTACTACGAATGTGAACATTGCGGCGAACGTATTTACGATAAGCACAAAATGGAAATGTTAAGACGTGGTGAATGGAGAGCGGTAAACGAATCGCAAAGTAAAGTCCGCTCGGTATCGTATCACTTATCGTCGATATATTCGCCGTGGATCACATTCGGAGACGTTGCTTATGAGTTTAAGAACTCCAAAGGCACGCCAGCTACATTGATGAACTTCATTAATTCGTGGCTAGCTGAACCTTGGAAAAGTTCTAAAACTAAAAGCACACAAAATATGGAATTTACTCAATCCAATTATCCGTGTGGCGTTGTGCCGGATAAAGCGGTATTGCTTATCGCTTCAGTTGACGTACAACTTGATCACTTCTGGTGGGAAGTAAGGGCGTATGCACCGGGGGTTAAATCCTATCTTATTGATTATGGACAGGCAAGCACATGGGAAGATTTAGAGGAAATTATCATCAACAGAGAATATCCATCAGAGTATGGTGAAGCTCGACAGGTGATGAAAGCAGGTATCGACTCGGGCTTTAGAACAGATGAAGTATATCAATTCTGTTCTAGGTTCCCTGAAGTCTGTATACCTTTAAAAGGTTCCTCAAATCATACGACTATGACAGCGCCATACACAATGACCTCTTTAGAAAAGGGCGTTGTAGGTGGATTGAAGCTATATGTATTAAATACTGATTATTGGAAAGACTTTATATTCGCACGAATGATTAGGCCTGCAGATGAAGAAGGAACAATTCATTTGTACAAAGAATGTCCGCAAGAATACTCTGATCATTTACGGTCGGAGGAGAAGCAGGAAATTAGAAATGTAAAAACAGGAGCCGTAACGGTACAGTGGAAACCACTTACCAGTCATCCTGTCAATCATTTACTTGATACTTGTACTTACAATGCTGCAGTAGCAGATATTGCAGGTGTTAAATATTTAGTTGAACCAGCTGACTATGAGGAAACTGAAGAGGTTGAAACCTACGAAGATTACGGCGGAGGCATAGGAAATACTGGGCATTGGTTTAGATAGGAGGTGAACCATGAGCGATGTAAATGAACAACTTGAACGGGTCCGTCAAGTGATTGAAGATATCGAAACTAAAGGATACTCCGAATTACAAATTGGCGGCAAGCGGTTCAAGGCAATTGACTTACCAGTACTGTATGCACGAGAACAAACACTGATGCAACGTGTACATGAGGAGTCAAATGGGTATCAAACGGATGCATTCGTAACATGGGGTGGGCGATGAATATTATTGATAAAGTAATAGGATGGGTAAGTCCGCAACGTGCTTATGAGCGCCAAACCTATCGTGATGCACTACGTCAATATGACGCAGCATCAATGGATAGGTTAAGTAGCGATTGGCAACCTGCGTATGGTACAGCCGAGCAACTTGCAACCGGTTCGCGTGATATTATCCGTGGACGTGCAAGAGCGGCAGAGATGAACAGCGACTTAGCTGAATCAGCAGTTATTGCGTTGTTACGAAATGTAATCGGCGCAGGTATTGTACCTCAAGCAAAAGTGCGAAATCGTAATGGTAAATTAAATAACGAACTTAACAAGAAAATCGAAAAAGCCTGGGCCAAATGGGCCGAACCTGAAAACGCAGACATTAGAGGTATTTCTAGTTTTTATGAATTACAAGAAATGGCGCTAAGACGGATGGTGTATGATGGCGAAATTCTAGTCAATAAGACTTCACAAGGCTCGTACTTACCATTATCCATTCAGCTGATAGAAGCTGAAAATATCGGAGCGATAAGCATTACACACGGTAAGAATAACATTATCAACGGGGTTGAAGTTACTGAGCACGGCAGACCTGTAGCCTATCACGTGAGTCAAACTGACCCAATGGGCTTGCGTTCGTTTGATACAGTTCGCTTAACAACAAACCAAGCGTTTTTATTATTTAAACCGAAACGACCTTCTCAGATTAGAGGCATAAGCTTATTGGCTTTAGTCTTACGACGAATACACGATATCGACGAATACATGGATGCTGACTTGATTGCAGCTCGTGTAGCAGCGTGTTTTAGCATTTTTGTAACGTCTCAAAATCCAGCAAGAAAAACTGAGATATTGCCCCGAGATAAAAAAGGTAGACCCAATATGACAATGGCACCGGGCATGGTTAGACATCTCAGCCCTGGTGAATCGATTGCGTTTGCAGACCCTAAACGCAATGCAGGAACTGCAAGCGAATATTCAGCAACTCAGACTAGACGCGTAGCGTCCGGTCTTGGTATGAGCGCTGACATCGTAGCGCGTAATATATCTGGGAATTTCTCGGCTGCAAGGCAAAACTTGTTAGAGGACCAAAAGACGTTCCGTCAAGTGCAGAAATTTGTAATCACACATTTCTGTATACCGATTTGGAAAGCTTTTATTGACGCCCTTTACTTAGCGGGTGAATTACCTTCTGACTACTTAGCGAACAAGGACAAATACCAAGAGGCAGCTTGGCTTGCTCCAGGGTGGTCTTGGATTGACCCAGTTAAGGAAGTTAACGCTAATAAAGAAGCTATCAAATCCGGTCTTACAACATTAGAAGATGTGTGTGCATCGTCTGGACGAGATTGGGAAGAAGTTCTTGAACAAAGGAAACTCGAACAAGATAGAGCTAAGGAGCTCGGGGTGTTACTAGATTATTCCAGTGAGTTGCAACCGCTAACGATGGGCGATGATGACACTATACAGGAAGGAGCTGATGGCTAGTAATGAGTGAACATCAAAAGCGTAGCATTCTTGGTAATTATTGCCGTGAATCTACTATTGACAATGTCGATACCGATAGTCGGACAGTAGAACTATCATTCTCTTCCGAAACGCCATATGGTCGTTGGTTCGGCGATGAAATCCTTTGCCACGATGAAGAGTGCATCAATCTTGAGCGCTTTAATAATGGTTTAGGTACAGCGTTGTTTAACCATGATCGTGGTGCGGTCGTGGGACACGTTGAAAGGGCTTGGATTGAGGATAATCGAGGGAAAGCACTAGTGCGATTTGACGAAGATGAACAATCCGACACCATATTCCAAAAGGTACAATCCGGAACGCTACAAGGTGTAAGTGTTGGGTACTCAATCAAGCGTTATGAAGTGCTCGACGATAAAGACTCTGTATCCAGTAATGGCCGATTCAAAGGCCCTGATACGTATGTAGTTACGGATTGGGAACCTTTAGAAATCAGTATTGTATCTGTTCCTGCTGACCCAACGGTGGGCGTAGGACGTAGTGCTGAAGAAATTCATACAAATATTAATACACAGGAGGAAGAGAAAAGTATGGATGAAAAAGAAATTTTAAAAACTGAAGACGTGAAATCTACAGAACCAGTTGAAACTGGTATCACACAAGCGGACCTTGCTAAAGCAATGGAGCAAGAACGTAAACGTACTTCCGAAATTACTGCATTGTTCCGTGACTTTGATGTAGAAGGTGCAGACGAAGCAATCGTAATGGGTGTATCTGTTGACGAAGCTCGCGCAATGGTAATGGATCAATTACGCGCCCGTAACAAAGGTGTGTCCGTAACAATGGGTGAAGCCGAAAGCGACAAGTTCCGTGCGGCAGCGCAAGACGCTGTATTAATGGCAGCGGGCTTACCTGTAGCAGAACCGGCACCAGGTGCTAATGAATTGCGTGGCTACTCCATGATTGAGTTAGCCCGCGAGTCCTTACGTCGTGAATGCGATACTAAAGCCAACTTCGGCGATAACATGGAAATGGCACGTGCGGCTATTAATTCCACATCTACATTCCCTGCTATCATGTCTAACTTGGCCAATAAATCTGTGATGAATGGTTTTAACGAAGCTGAAACTACATTCCAAATCTGGACCGGCAAAGGCTCTAACCGTGACTTCAAAGAAGCAGCACGTTACGCATTGTCTGAAGCAGGCAACCTCGAATTAGTACCAGAAGGCGGTCAATTCCCGCAAGATGTATTCGGCGAGGCATCCGCTCGTACTAAAGTAGCTACCTACGGTAAAATCTTCAGTTTGACTCGCCAAGCTATTATTAATGATGACTTGGGTTTATTCTCCAAACTTGCTACTAAATATGGTTCCGCTGCAAAACGCTTGGTAAACAAAATGGTGTATGCTCAATTAACTGGTACAGTTAAAATGCAAGATAACGTAGCCTTATTTGACGATAAACATGGAAACGTAGCGAAAACAGCAGAGGCGTTATCCGTTACATCTTTGGCGAAAGCAATTACTGCTATGCGCCGTCAAAAAGGTATTACCGATGAAGCTAATTTGAACATCACACCTAAATACTTGGTAGTGCCACCTGAATTAGAAGTAACAGCATATCAAATCGTTAACTCTACTGCAGCAGTAGATGGTACAAACTCTGGCGTAGTAAATCCTTATAAAGGCCGCTTTGTTGTAGTGTCTGATGCTGAATTGACAGACCCTACTGCATGGTACCTAGTAGCGGATGCGGCTCAACACGATACTATTGAAGTAACGTACTTGAATGGCGTTGAAACTCCACGCCTTGAAACACGTCAAGGTTTCGACGTAGACGGCATTGAATACAAAGTGGCATTTGATGTTGGTGTTGACACTATTGACTTCCGTGGTCTTTATAAAAATGCTGGTAAATAATTAGGGGGTAACTTATATGATGACACAATTCGTAATGGAAACCGATCGTATCAACTTTACAGCGACTGCTGCAGTTAAAGTAGGCGACATTGTAGAAGTTGGTAAACTCCACGGCGTCGCACTTACTGATATTGCTAAAGACGAAGTAGGCGCTGTAAAGGTAACAGGCATATTTAAAGTGGCAGCTAATAAAGCAGATACATACGTTGTTGGTGATTTAGTTCAATTCTTAACTGATAAGGCCGTAAAAACCGGTGGTAAAGTTCTCGGTATTGCAGTAGAACCAAAGACAGCTACACAGGAAACTGTGACAATAATGTTGTTACAACCTACTGCGTAAATAATTACAAAGCGCCCATTTTGGGCGCTTTACTTTTTATGAGGTAAAAACAATGCTGAAATATGATGATAAAGCGTTACTATCTGTATTCGGCGAAAAGATTACTTACAAAGGTCAGTCCATAATAGCTAGTGTGGAAATTGGCGAATATGATGGCAAAGGTTCCGGATTCGTCGATAAAGCATTAGCCGATAAGGCTCATATATGGGTGCGTGCTAAAGATGTACCTAATCCTCGTCCAAAAGACGAAGTGTATATCAATGGCGAGAAATGGTATGTTGACCACGTTTCAAACTTTGACGGCACGATGTATTGCCTTGAAATCGTTCATAACGTGAGGGCGGTGAGACCGTAATGAGTAATGAACCTATTACGATTACAGACACAGCCACACCGTATCTGAATTTCATTGCAGAAACTAAACCCGACTGGATGCGCAAGGCATTAAAATCCACGGGCTGGATGATGCAAAAGGAGATTAAGCAAGGCATTCGGTCGGGCGCACCAGGTGGACGTAGATATCCTAACTTCATGGCACCGGCTCGCAGGGCGGCATTTGAGTCAGCATTCGGTGCGAAACTTCGCAAAGCTTACCAAAGTGGAGGACGGGCAGAACGAGAAGCCTGGGGCTCGAAATCGCGAAATGCCTTACTTGATATGGGCATTAGTGCTAGGACAATCGGGTACAGTCCTCTAGGTAAGCTATCGAATGCAGTCGGATATCAATATGACAAAGGCAAGCAATCCGTCCGAGTTGGGTGGTTATCTAATTCGGCTAAACGGTTAGGCGAACGCATCGAGGAAGGTTACACCAAGCAGATTACAGAGCCTATGCGCAAGAAGTTATTTGCTGCCGGTGTACCGTTACCAAAAGGAAAATCGATGTTCAAAATTCAGCCACGTCATACTTATGGTCCTATGAAAGCTGCGCTACAGCCTAAGCTTAAACCTTATATCGAGGGTAAGATAGGCGACTACGCTATATATGGACCGGCAGCACAATCCGCGTCTCGACGTAATTACAAGGTAAGGTGATTTGATGCAACAGACAATTCCACTGTCGCGCATCGTTGAACGTTGGGCTGAAGCCCTAGCGAATGATGAAGCGCTGACTAAATTTTGCAATGACAAATATGGAAAGCCGGCGCAACTGTATGTCGGTTATGACGATGTAGATGCGCCACTTGAAGAGGATTGCCCTTGCATCATATTACTGCCAAGTAGTAAAAGCGAAGGGCTTGCGGATACCTACACATATTCATTAATGATTGTATGGGGTATTGTCCATAAAGGTGCAACTCGCGTTAAGAATATTATTCGATACGACGGAGCGCTAGAATCGGATAACCTAGGGCAGTTAATCATCGAATGCATTTGTAAGGTGAATCCGGCGTTCCCGGTAATCGACATTGACTATGAATTAGACTCAATGAATTGGCGCCCGGTGTTCACCGGACGTTTAACAGCTACTATAGAAATTCCGCATGTGATTGGCGGGAATATTGAATATTAAAGGAGGAAATGCATATGGCAACAGCAAAACGTGCACAGGGCTCTCAGTCCCATGTGGCGATTGCGTTTGAGGCGGATTTTGGTACAACGCCAACTACTGGCGGTGTCATCACTCCGATTATTTCTAGTTCTGTAAAAGCTAGCCAGAACTTAAACGACTCCACAGTAATCCGTGGTGATCGTAATCCAGCAGCGCCATTCCGTGGCAACATTGACACGTCCGGTAGTTTAACCGTGCCTGTTGGTGTTATTGACATCGGATACTGGCTAAAAGCTGCATTTGGTCAACCGACTTCTAATACAACTGGCCAAGCGCCAAATAAGAAGTCTGAGCATGTGTTTAAAATCGGCAACACAATGCCTTCGCTAACTATTGAACAGGGGTACCCTGATGTCAACGTATTCCAGCAATTTGCGGGTGTACGGGTTAGTAAATTAGGATTTAAGTTTGGTGGCGACTCCGAACTTACAGCATCTGTGGATGTAATGGGATGTAAGGAAACATTAGCAGCCACTACCTTTGATGCTGCAGCTAAGGCTGTAAATTTCTTACCGTTCCAAAATCTTAACGCAACCATCAAAGAGGGTGGTGTCACTGTGGCTAACATTCTAAGTTGTGATATCAACTTTGATTTTGGCTTGGATGGCGATTCTTATGCTATTGGCGGTAAAGGTTTTAGAACGTACATCGACCCAGGTATTGTATCTATTTCCGGGACGATTAAAGCGTTCTTCCAAAATAAAGACCTTTTGAACAAAGCAGTCGACGGTACAGAATCCAGCTTGGAATTGCGACTTGAACAAGATGACTGGTCGCTTACATTCAAATTGCCTGAACTTGTGTACGAACGGCAATCTCCAGGCATCGACGGTCCACGTGGCGTCAATATTGAATTACCATTTAAGGCGTACTACCGTGCAGATTCTGCTCGTTCTGCATCCATCATTACTTTAGTTAATAATCAAGAACAATACTAGGAGGTGCCCATATGGCATTTGAAGATATCAAAGTAAGAGGATTAACATTCGCTGAACGTGGCGAATTAATTAAATCAGGTTTAGACCCATTGTATACCCCAGTTCCGGAGGAAGCACCGGATACAGAGCGCTTATTGCGTTCTCGTGACCTTGCACAATGGATTATGCAACACATTTACGGATTGACTGAAGATGAAATCAACGCAGCGCCAGACAATGATCTTATGGAAATTGCGCTTGATACGATGCGCTTTACGCACGAAAAAAAGGCTGAAATCGAAAAAAACTAATTGATGCGTGGAGTTGGCTCAACTCCGACAAACCAAAATACTGCTCAGATTGTATCAAGATGCAACGTGAGACAAAACAGCATTTTGACTGTTCGGAGTGTGAGTTTAATTCCCCGCATCAATTAGACGGAACGCGACAAGCAATGCGAGTATACAATGCAAGCCGGATGCAGCGACGATGGCACCCGGGCGGTATTGCAGGGTTCGATATGCCAGCAGTATTAGAAGTGGCAAGGGCTTACGGCATCGAGCCACTGCCGCACCTTATTGATTTGCTTATACTACTTGAAGCCAAAGAACTGGAGGTGGCGCACAAGAATGGCCAATAATTTAATTGATATTGTCGTTCAACTTACCGATAAGAATACGGAAGCAGGACTCAAGAAAATTACTGCAAGTGCCGAAGGCGCCAAATCAGCCCTTGGCAAAATGAAGAATGACCTCATGGCGATAGGTGCCGGTGTTGGTGTTGTAGGCATCGGTGCCAAACTGGCTAAAGAGGCTATTCAATGGGATGTAGCCGTTAAGAAATTGTCCGGTATCACTGGTGCTACGGCAAAAGAGACCAGCGAATTATTAGCAGTGGCCAATTACATGGGCGTTGCTATGGAGGATAGCGCTGGCGCATTTGCTAAGTTTTCAAAGAACGTCGGAGCGGCCAAGGAAAAAATGGAAGTCGCTCGGGCAGAGGGTAAACTTGGCACTGATATATTCAGTAAATTAGGATACACACTTGAGGACATCCAAGGTAAGAATACTGTTGAAGTATTCAAGATGATACAGGAACGTCTAAGAGGTATGAAAGACGGGGCTGAGAAGACTCGTGTCGAAATGGAACTCTTCGGACGTACTGGTTATCAAATGCACGCCATGCTCAACATGTCCGCTGAACAGATGGACAAAGTGGCTGAACGTGCAAAAGCAATGGGTCTTATCATTGACGACGAGACTGCAGCTAAATCCGCAAAGCTAAATCGGGAATTGAAAGATTTAGAAAATACAGGGAAGCGCCTTGCAGTATCCATCGGTCATGAGTTAGTCCCAGTATTTAACGACTACGCAAAAGGCGTATTAGATGTCGCTAAAGAATTCGAGTCAATGACTGCCGAGCAAAAGGAAGCTATCGGAGGCATTGTCAAATTCGGTGCAGAAGCCGGAGCTGTAATCATAGTCATGAGATCACTAACCAGCGCACTCGGATTTATGAAAATAGCTACGCTTGCCGCTGCGGGTCCGTGGGTAACATTGGCTACAGTAATCGGACTTGCTGGGAAAGCATTACTCGATTTTCGCTACAACGAAAAAACATCCGGGTCCGATTTAGGTGTGGAACTCAGAGGAAGTAAAATTCATAAGAATACGAATTCCACATCCGGGTTGGCCAAGGAATTTAAAGCATCGCACGATACAAGGTATTGGGTTGAAGATTCTGCTTTATTCGGACTAATAAAAAACGATCGCATGGCCACAAAAGCAGAAGGGGCAGAGATTGATTCCTTATTAGCCCTTAAACACGCCCATGAAGTCAAACAAAAAGAGACTGAAGAAGAGCTCGAAAAAGCAAAGCAAGCAATCGCTAATGGCGGAGGTCTAACCAATACTGAGGCTATCAATAAAGCGAATGAGGAAGCTGCAAAAGCGGCCAAAGCTCAAGAGCAGGCTGCCAAGAAAGCTCAACAAGCGGCCGAAAAGTTGACGAGTGCTGTGGAACGCATGGCTGATTTGTATCGCTCACTTACATTGCAAAGCTTGCAAATCGACGGCAGTCAATATGAAATCGATAAGTTAACTGCGAAGAATCAGTATGAAGCCAACAATAAGAATATCCGTGATATTATCCGTTCTGTTTCAGGCCTGGGCGGAAGCGCTACTGGCGAAGCCGTAAGTGTATTAGATGCAGCCAATGAGCAACTAGGGAAGGCATACGAGTTAGGTGCAGATGGTACATGGGCAACAGATTGCGGAAAGTTGTTCTCCGACTCTGTATTACAGGCATTTGGAAAGGACGTACCTCGATACGTACCATCTATCATGGATGCGGCAAGAGCTGCTGGCGCATGGCATGACGCGGGAGATGGGTATACGCCTAAAGCCGGAGACGGAGTTGTAGTACTAGGGGATAACCATATCGTTATTAGTGACGGAAACGGCGGATATACTGGAGCTAATTCTAGTACTGGAGTAGTTGCTAAGCCGTCTGTTGAAGGTGACTTTGGCGCTGTTACAGGGTACGTAGACACTAGCTTATTAGCGGGTGCTACATTTGGCGCCTCTGCAGACTCAGCAGGCAGTGCAGCAAATGCCAAGAAGCTTGCTGAGTCAAATCTAACTGCCCAAGTTAGAGCTAAGAACGAAGAGCTGTATCAAAAGCGATTAGCTGAGGCGCAACGTAATCAAACTATTCGTGTCCGTAAGATGAACGAGGATATTAAGAAACTCGATCTTGAACGTACAGGCGACCGCTTGCAATTACTAAAAGCTGAAGCTGAAGCGCAAAAGGCCCAAATCGACGATAATGTTCGTGAGTACACTAAAGCCGTAGGCGATAAGGAACTCGCTGAAAAGAAAGCTCAGGCAGAGCGCCTAAAATTGGCATCTGATACTGAGCAGAAAATCAGAGAGTTAGCATACACGCAAACGAGTGAAACCGTTGACCACTTAACCAATATGGTTACTCTTGGCCGCTTATCTCGCAGTGATGCGGATGCACTGCTTGCTGAAGAGCTAAAGACCTATATTGACTATGCACGTAGTGAAGTCAATGAGGCCCAGTTAACAGCTACGCAAAGACTGCAAATTGAAAAGAACCTATTAGAGTCTCAACAGAAGCTATGGGAACTTGCAGGTCGCAGTCTGAAAACGAGTCTACAAGAAGCGGCTCGACAATATAAGCAAGAGACTACCAATTATGCAGATTTAGCAAAGTCTACTTTTGACAGTACGATGAGCTCTATCAATTCAGCATGGACAAATAATCTCGAGGCTATGGCAACAGGAACGAAATCATTTAGTAAAGGCATTAAGGACATATTCAAGGATATGACGAACGCCATTATTAAGATGATGATTCAGTTAACGTTCCAACAATACATCATGCCTAAGTTGCAAGGATTATTTGGTGGTGCAGTAAGTGGTATTGGCTCACTAGGTGCTGCAAAAGGGACATCGTCCTTTGCTGGTGGCAGTTCGTTTAGTTCTGCATTTACAGGCAATCGATTTGCTGCCGGAGGAAAAACGAACCCAGGGCTTATGCTGGTTGGCGAAAACGGACCGGAACTATTGCAGTCCTCCGGATCACATCGCATTTATACAGCAAGCGAAACTCGTCGATTGGTAGGCGGAGGCGGTGCAAGCAACAATGTAGTTGTTAATATCATCAATCAGTCTGGCCAAGAACTCGAAAGCAAACAACAGAACTCTCGGTTCGATGGCGAAAATTATGTTATTGATGTAGTAGTTCGCGCTATGGAATCAAACAAAGGAGGTATGCGTGACGCCATCAAGGCATCCGCAGTATAACTATGGCAGTATTTCCAGATATTCGATGGCCGATATATCCAATTCAGGAGACTACTCCAGATATTTCGTATAAAGGCCAAGTTGAAAACATGACGCTAATCACCAGGAAAAAGACGACAAAGACCCGGCGGACATATTCTGTAGGGTACAAGTTGCCAACAGCTGAGTACTATAAACTTCGGACGTTCTATGACGACGTCAACTGTTCGGGTATATTCGACTGGGTACATCCAGAAACACGGGAAACATTAAAAGTGCGATTTGCTGATCAGTTAGACTTTGCGGCGAATGACTACGGAGTGTGGATGGGAACCGTGAAATTACAGGAGGTATAACATGTTACCGCTCTCAACGGCATCGATTTTAGAGAAAAACCAAATATCGGCCACGGGTGTGTGGTTAATGCTGTTAGAAATATCTTATAAAGGGGATATGATTCGATTGGTATACAATACGGAGAATATCCAATTTCAAGGTAATACTTATATTGCATTTCCGTTTACCATTCAAGATGTCACTGAGAATGCAACGGATTTGCCTAATATTAAGCTATCTGTATCTAACGTGACTCGGACAATCCAGCGTATGGCAGAGTCTAATAATGGATTCACTGGGGCCAATGTCATCATTCGTGTAGTGAATACGAACATACCTGATGTGTGCGAGCAAGAGGAGCATTTCGTAATTACAGGAACTCATGCAAATGCTGAATGGATGGAGTTTACACTGGGTACTGACTTTAGCTTTACTCGACGATTCCCATTAATCCGTGTGATGAAGGATTTCTGTCCGTTCAAATTTAAAGGGGTTCAATGTGGATATAAGGGCCGTGAAAATCAATGTAATAAAACCTTAGCGCGATGCCGTGAATTGGGGAACAGTACACGATTCGGCGGAGAGCCTACTATCCCACAAGGAGGACTGTATGCATCCAATAAGTGACTTGACTGATATGATAGGCACCCCATTCTCGGAAATGAAGTGCTGGGATGTAGTTGTTGAGGTATATCGGCGTAGTGGAATACCACTACCCGAATATACCCAAATCCAAATGGATGAATGGCGCGAGGTTCGTGAGCCAATGCCAGGGAGTGTTTTGGTATTTGCGCTATATGGTAAAAATCTTGATCATGTAGGGGTTTATCTTGGCGAAGGTAAATTTATACATGCTACTGAACACAGCGGCACCTGTATTGAGCACATATCAAAATACGTGCCTCGATTGAAGCACATTTATGAGAGAAAGGAGTAGCAGCAGATGGTTAACGTAATTATTGTAAATAATCCGTTCAAGCCGGAGCAGCGGGATACAAAATATTTGCCATTTAAACAGGGCAAGTCTATCAGCTATTACTTCAGCACACCCGGAGACTGGGTGTATTCAGTAAATGGACATGAAGCAGCGCCTGATACAGTTGTGAACGATGAAGACTACATTGTAGTAATGCCCCGAGTTGAGGGTAAATTCTTTGGTGTACTTCTATCAATAGGGATGGCTGTATTTACCGGTGGTATTGCTTCAGGTGCTATTTTTGGTATCCAAAGCTTGATTTGGCGGTCAGTAATTGCTATGGCGGTAGGGATGATAGGTAATGCTATCATTTCAAAGTTAACTGCTCCTAAGGTTGACCGTTCGAATTCCGAACAGTCAAATACATATGGGTGGGGAGGTACCGAAACTGTTACTGGGCAGGGCTACCCTTTAGCCGTGACGTATGGCCGGATGAAAAGCGCTGGGTTATTATTATCCCGCCATGTAATTAGTGATGGCGAAAAGCAATATCTTAACCTTTTATACTGTGCGGGTGAGGGCGAATTATCAAAAATAGAAGATATTCGTATTAATGCTAACCCAATCAGTAATTATAAGGATGTGCAGGTGGATATCAGAAAGGGTACAAATGACCAAACAGTTATCCCAAATTTCAATGATAACTTTGCGGATCAATCCCTAAACTATGAATTGACTGAATCATGGAATACGCAACAGGTACAAGGCGATGCGTGTGACGCGATAGAGTTAACTGTTGGATTTCCAAACGGATTATATTATTCAAATGATAGCGGCGGCGCTGACCGTACGTCTGTCACGTTGAAAGCAGAAATTCGTAAGGTAGGTGATGAGTCCTGGCAGGCATTACCTTTAGCAAATCAAAAAGGTATGGCCGGTCATATTAAGCGCCGAGATGCGTGGAATTTTATCAAGTCGGATAATAGCGTGACGAATACATCTGATTATGCAGGACGAATTGAAGAGGCGACAAATAATGCGTTTTATCGTGTATTTCGCTTTGACAATCTCGAAAAGGCGCGTTATGAAATCCGTATGCGATGCAGTTCGAAAGATGGGAAAAGCTTGCGCCATGTCAATAAGGTCTACTGGGTGCAGCTAACCCAAATTATTTATGATGATTTTGTGCATCCGGGAAAAGCCCTCATTGGAATTAAGGCTTTGGCTACATCTCAGCTAAGCGGTACCGATCCAAAAGTAACATGGATTCAAGAGCGCTCAGAGGTGTATGTATTCAATCCGTACACCAATAAGTATGAAGCACAACCAGCTGATAATCCGGCTTGGGCTGCTTATGATTTAATCCACATCTGCCGTAAGATTGGCGGTGAATATATTGTATTCGGACAGCCCCATATGCGCCTTGACTATAACGCATTTAAGGCATGGGCAGATAAGTGCAAAACAAATGGGTTTACATTCAACTATATATACGACACCGCTATGCGATTATGGGATGCGTTAAAGTATCCAGAAGCAGTAGGTCGAGGGAAAGTAATTCCTGTAGGAACCAGGTTCACATGTGTTAGTGATTATCAGTCTACACCAGTACAGTTGTTTACTGTAGCTAATATCAAACAC